CGTAATTATACCGTAAGGGCACACCTTCGCGACGATGGCACTCCAGAACGGCGTGGATGTAAAAACGGTGTCCTCGATGCTGGGCCACTACTCGGCGGGGTTCACGTTGGATACCTACGCCCACGTCACCACCGACGCACAGCTCAAAGCCGCCCAGACGATGGGCAATATCCTATCCCGTGCCGTCTGACGGTTTCCGCTACCCGCTCCCGTTGGGGTCAGCGTTTGGGTCAAGAAAAAGTAACTCCCCAAAAACGTAACTTATGAAAAACAAAAGTCCTCGAAATCAGACGATTTCGAGGACTTTTGGTACACTCAGACTCCCCAAAATCGAACCCTGTCGCTTCTTCGGCGGCGGGGTTCTTTTCTACCCGGAAAGTCTTGGTTTTGCAAGAGGTTAGGTTATATGCAGTGGTGATTTTATACCCGTCAGGTTCGTCCCACACTGTAACAGAATTAACGAGCAAATCAATGAGCCGCCTGCGGAAATTTTCATCTTCGATATTCCCATATTTGAACTGACTCAGCCAGAATACGATTTGGTCACGGTCAATTCGGTAGACGAATTTTTCCTCAGCTTTGATCTCTTTGTTGATGGTCTTTTTCTCATGTTCGAGTTGGACAAGGCGGTTCATCAATGTTTCAGAAGCAATACCCTTTTCGATGGCGGCGGTGATATTCGTGATTGACTTTTCGACCTCTGACAGTTGAGCGGTCAACTGCGGAATGTGCGTGTCGTTTATCAAATCCTGTTCGCTCTGTCGGATTGCCATGTCTGCAATTTCATCAATGAGCTGATCGGTCAAAAGGTTAAGAGCGTCACGGGCTACTATCCCTTCGATGTAATCTTTTTTCAAAGGCCGCTTGTCACACCCAAGTTTCCTCTTTTTCGTATAGCAGGAATAGTAGTGGTAGACCTTGCCGTGTCTACCGGCTCCGCTTTCACCGTTCATAGAAGCCCCACAATGACCGCAGAACAGCTTTCCAGACAAGAGGTAATCTACCTTAGCCTTACCCCTTGCTGGGGCTGTGGCGGTCTTAGAAAGCCGCCGCTGTACCGTTTCAAACAGCTCCTTGTCGATGATGGCTGGAATACCATTTTCAATGACAATATCCTTGTAGGTGTAAGTGCCGATGTAGCGAGTATTACGGAACATGGCCTTAAAACTGCTGCGGTTGAACTCTGTGTTTTTGGCAGTCTTATATCCGGCAGAATTAAACTTTCGGCAAATGCCAGCTACGCTTTCCCCGTTGGCATAAAGAGAGAACGCTTCTTGAACGATGTGAGCGGTGTCGGGGTCAACAACCAGCTTATGATTTTCTACCTTGTATCCGAGGGGAATATGACCACCTACGCTGTGGCACTTCAAGGCAGACTCACGCATACCTCTCGTGACCTTCTGTGACAGTTCGGCAGAGAAAAATTCAGCCATACCCTCTAACACAGACTCCAAGATGATACTTTCAGGGCTGTCGGTGAGGTGTTCTGTGGCGGAGAGGACTTTCACGCCGTTCTTCCGCAGACGCATTTTCATAATCGCACTGTCATTTCGGTTACGAGCAAAACGGTCGAGCTTCCAGACGATGACATATTCCCAATTCTGCTTTGCACTATCCGAAATCATTTCCATGAGGTGAACCCGCTTTTCCACATCTTTACGAGCGGTCGTTGCTCGATCAACATAGATTGCCACAATGCGGTAGTGATTTGCTTTGCAGAAGGTACGGCAGTCACGAAGCTGCCCTTCAATGGATTGGTCACTTTGGCCTGTGGAGCTATACCGAAGGTAGATAGTAACATTTTGATCTCCATTGTAGAGCGTATATGGGTCTTCCTGAAATTGAGAGATTTCTTCCTCGGTTAGACAGGAGAGGTCGATTGGAAATTTTTTCATGCAAATCTCCTTTTTAACTCCATGACTCTGCCAACAAAGCGTAATCGTCCAATTTCAACACCGCCAAAAACACGGGGAGGATAGTGCGGGTTAAAAGAGCGAAGGGTCACAGTATCTTCATCAATGCTGATTTTCTTAACAAATCCTTCTTCGTCATCAACAATGACAACCATAAGAGTATCTGTTTCAGGAGGTGTATCCTTTTTAACCAGCACTAAATCGTGATCGTCTAAGACTGGCGACATACTATCTCCGTCCACTTGCAACCAGAAACAATCGTCACAGTCATATTCGGGGTCAACCTGTTCATACCCCAATGCTTCTTGTTGAGCGATGACACCTTCTCCTGCGGACGCATGACCGAAAATAGGTCGCTTACAATTCTTTTCATAAGGTTCGGTGGTTAAACCAACAGAGGACAAGTGAAAGAGAGGGTCGTCAGTTTCGCCTTTCAAATACTCAGCCGTTGTTCCAAGATTGATAGCGAGAGTTTTCAAGTCTTCATCGGAAATCATGCGGTCAGGCTTTTTATCTACATCATTCAAATAATATTTGGGACGGTCGATAAGTTTGCAAATATAGGTGACGCTTTTCCCTTGTTGTTTGGCTAAATCTCTAATACGGCTTGTATTCATAAATACCTCCTTCAAAAATATCCTACTTTTTTAGGATTTGCTATTGACAATCCTACAAAGGTAGGATATACTTTAGATTGTGAACAAGAGATTTTGACAACAAAAACCCGACCCCCGAAAGGTTTTCTTTTTTCGGCGGTTGCTGTGGTCAATGGTTTAATTGTCTGGCAAGTAAATTGTACCATTACGCCCACTGGTTGTCAATAAATATTGTTCTCAATTCAAAGAAAGGAGAGGTTTTGTGAAAGAGCGTGAGAAAATTCGCTATCGCCTGAGCGTCAATCACCTGTCGTTTGCATGGCTGATTGATATGCTCCGAAAGCGGGGTATTGAAACGAACGGCCCTGTCCTGAGTGCAATTCTCGCAGGAACTCGTAACGGCCCTTCTGTGGACAAGATCATCGCTGAGTCTATCGACATTCTGGACTGGTACGAGCGACAGATTGGCGGTGTGTCATGAGCGACAGTGCATTTGCCCCGGAAGTGCGAGGACAAGCCAAAGCGTTCAGCTCACTCCTTGCTCGATCTGTCCGAGAGTTTTTCAAGGACGAAACGAACCGCAAGCAGTTCGAGAGCTGGTATGAGCAGAAGTACGGAACACCGTATCAATGGAAACCTATGGTTTGGAGGAACAGATAATGAAAAAGGTATTTGGAGTATTGGCATTTCTCTCGTTTTTCTACCTGTTGGGTGTCGTTGGTGCGGTAGAGCAAGACACGATGGCTCTCGGTGCAGGCATAGTGCGTATGGGTATCGGCCTTGGCTGCTTCTGGCTGTTCTGTGAGCTGTCTGGTGCGTTTTATCCTGCCCCGCCGAGAAAAAGAAAAAGCCGCTGACGGAACTGGTACTTCCATCAACGGCAAGCGTAAAAGCTCAATCTGATTATATCAGAACCTATTGTTTTGTAAAGGAGAACTTTATGAATAGTACGATTGCGAAACTCGCTGACGAGTTCGAGAAGATGGAGAAAACCATCGCTTCTCAGAAGAAGATGATCGAAACCCTCATGCCTACGGGCTATGTCGATACCGATACCGTCAAACTTCACCTCAACTCCGTATATGGTGTCATGTTCGGCGGTCGCCCTTCCCCGAAGCGCTGTAAGTTGGAGGACTGTTCTTGGGACGAGATCAATATGTATTCCTCCTTCGGTCTTGCCGACAAGATGTTCGAGGTCGGTGACACCAAGAAATTCCGTCTGGCTGATGGCTCCTACCTGACTGCCCGTATCATCGGGTTCAACCATGATTACGCAAGTGACGGTAGTCTGGTTCATATCACCTTTGAAACCGTGGAAACCCTTGACGGCGACATTCCCATGAATGAGAAGCCTACCAACGAGGGCGGCTGGGACGCTTCCTATCTCCGTGCCAAGCTCAACGGCAACTTCTTCGAGAAGCAGCTTCCCGCTGATCTGAAAGCGGTCATCAAGCCCGTGGTGAAGATGACCGCCAAGAGCAGCAAGAAGGAAGTGCGGGTTCCTTCCGTTGACAAGCTGTTCGTTCTTTCTGAGCAGGAGGTCTTCGGTCGCAAGATTTATTCCTGCGGTTATGAGGGTAAGTGGTACGAGTGGTACAAGCGAGAGAACACGCCCTATGGCAAGTGCAAGCAGAATGGTGAGAGGGATTGGAGATGGGAGCGTTCTCCTCGTTCCGGCAACGCCAACAACTTCTGTTGTGTGAACGGCAACGGCGGCGCCGCCATTAACAACGCCAGCGACTCCTATGGCGTGTCCTTCGGCTTCTGCATTTGATCGGGTATCTCGTAAATCCCGCCCCGTTAGGGGCGGTGAAAGGAGTGAAAACATGAATGTCAATCGCAAGGTTGGCACTGGTTTTGAAAGAGACTTATGCCTGAGCCTGTCTGGTTGTGGCTTTTGGGCACACAATCTCGCTCAGAACAGTCAAGGTCAGCCGTTCGATGTAATTGCGGCTCGAAACGGTGTCAGCTATCCCATTGACTGTAAGGATTGTTCCAAGAACATTTTCAAGATGGAGCGTATCGAAGAAAACCAGTTTTCCGCTATGACGCTCTGGAAAGAAACCGGGAATGGAGAGGGCTGGTTTGCAATTAGGTTGATAACCGGTGAAGTTCGATTTATCTCCTTCTCTACGCTTTTGGAATTGTCCGTTTTGCGAACTGTGCTGTCTGCCAACGATATTAGGCGATACGGTATCACACTCGGAGAGTGGGTGTCCCAATGCAAGTAACTGTTGGCAATCAGCTCCGAATTGAAAACCCGTCTGAGCAGTTGCTCGCATGGTGCAAGAAGCAGCTCATTCTTCCCAATCCTGAGTACGCCAAGAAAGTCCGTATGCACTTTTGGGTCGGTAACACGCCTGAGAAGTTGTACCTGTTCCAATGGGACGGCGACACACTGGTTCTCCCCTACGGGTGCTTGAATGATGTGTTGGCGATGGACGATTGCCACATGAAGGTCAATCTTCCTACACCGACCGAGGTGGACTTCGGTTGCACCATTCCTCTCTATGATTACCAAGTGGAAGCCAAGGAAGCCCTGATAACGGCCTACTACGGTATTCTTCAAGCCCCTGCTGGGTGTGGTAAGACACAGATTGGGATTGCTGTTGCGGCAGATACAGGCCGAAGAACACTCTGGCTGACCCATACACGGGATTTGCTCGTACAGAGTAAAAGCCGAGCGGAGCAGTACATGAGTCCTTCTTTGACTGGCACGATCACCGAAGGTAGGGTTCAAATCGGTAAGGCAATCACTTTCGCAACGGTGCAGACCATGTGTAACCTCGATTTGAGCCAGTACCGTGATGTTTGGGATTGTATCATCGTGGACGAGTGCCACCGTGTAGCCGGAACCCCGACCGCTATGACGCAGTTCTCAAAGGTGTTGAACGCTCTGGCAGCTCGACACAAGTACGGCCTATCCGCTACGGTTCATCGGGCAGACGGTATGATTGCCGCCACCTACGCCCTGCTGGGCGGGATTGCCTATCAAGTGCCGGACGAAGCGGTGAAAGACAAGATTATGACCGTCAGCGTTTTGCCCCGTGCCACACACCAAGGACTCAGCCGTGAGTTTTTGGACACGGACGGTACGATCATCTACGCCAAGTTGGTTAATTTTCTCGCTGACCGTTATCCCCGAAATAATCTGATTGTCGCTGACCTCGTGGCAAACCGAGATCACTACAATCTCATTCTCTCCGACCGGCTGACGCACTTGGAAACCCTGATGAACAGGCTTCCGCCAGACCTGAGAAAACAGGCGGTCATGATTGATGGGAAGATGACCACGAAGAAAGCCAAGGCTCTCCGAGAACAGGCCATTGAGGAAATGCGGCAGGGGCGTAAGCGGTATCTGTTCGCCACTTACTCTCTGGCAAAGGAGGGCTTAGATATTCCCCGGCTCGACCGTCTGTACCTGACTACACCGCAGAAAGACTACGCTGTAATAACTCAGAGCATTGGTCGTATCGCTCGTACATTCGAGGGAAAGGGAGAACCTATCGCCTATGATTATGTGGACGATGGTATCCAGTATCTCGTGCGAAGCTACAAAAAGCGGTGTACCACCTACCGCAAGTGTGGTTGTAAATTCATCGAACAGGAGGTGTCGAAGTGAAGTTAGGCAGTCTGTTTGATGGCAGCGGGACTTGTCCTCTTGCCGCTTCTGCGGTCGGTATTATCCCGGCATGGGCGAGTGAGATTGAGCCTTTCCCGAAAGCTGTCACACAGTCCCGTTTCCCCAAGATGGTTCACCTTGGCGATATTACTAAGATGAACGGCGCAGAAATCGAGCCGGTCGATGTTATCACCTTCGGCTCTCCGTGCCAAAACCTCTCGATTGCCGGGAATGGTAAGGGTCTTGCTGGTCAGGAGTCTTCTCTATTCTTTGAAGCAATCCGAGTTATTCAGGAAATGAGGTGTGCCACCAATGGGAGATTTCCTCAAATCGTCATTTGGGAAAATGTTTATGGAGCTTTTAGCTCGACACAGGGAGAAGACTTCCGAACAGTCATTGAAACTCTCTGGAAAATCTGCGAGGGAAACGATAGCGTTCCTCGATATGCGGAAGACAAGCAAGGACGGCAAAAATGGCCGCACACCGGATTTGTCTTGGGAGATTATTCCTCTATCGCTTGGAGAGGACTTGATGCACAGGGTTGGGGAGTTCCCCAAAGACGCAAGCGTGTCTTCGTTGTCCTCGATCTTGGAGGCCAATGTGCCGGACGGATACTATTTGAGCGTGAGGGCTTGCGAAGGGATTTTAAGAAGGTCAGGCGAACGGGGCAAACCGTTAGACCCACTTCTGAAACAAGCCCTGTTGAACACTATCGTGTTTATGCAGTCGAAAATCACGCTCAAGACAGCCGAGTGTCCCTCAGACCCGATAACACCGTCCAAACCCTCGCTGGACGAATGGGAACAGGGGGGGGGTAATGTCCCTTTAGTTCTTGTTCCATGCTTCGGACAGGCTTCCTATGATGAATATGCACCCACGGAACAAGCGGTTACGCTGAAAGCCACGGGCGGCAATTATGGGGGGGTACTGAGACATTGGTGTTAGAACCAATCGGAGCAGATTTCTACAATCAGGCTATTACGGGGGGGGGAACGATGACATTGGCTGCCGCCAGACCTGACCACCATCATCTCCCATGTGCGCTTATCCCGTACACCTTGAAAATCCGCTCTGGTTGTGAGGGGGGGGGTAAGGGCGCTTTGATACAGGAAGATAAGAGTGCAACGCTCTCATGTAACAACGACCAGACCCTTTTTGTTCCCACACAGACCGAGAACGGCGAAGTCATTTATCTGGCTCGAAAGCTCACCCCTACTGAGTGTGCTTCCCTTCAAGGGTTCGAGAAAGATTGGTGTGCGCTGGTTCCTCATAAGGACTCTGCGGAGTACAAAATGTGGGGAAACGGCATGGCTTTCCCCTGTATGCTCTACATCATGGAGGGTGTTCAGGAAGTCCTTGCTGAAAGGTATCTGGATAATCTCTTTGGAGGTGATACCGCTGAACCTTGAACCATTCATTTTCGACTGCGAGGTGTTTGCCTACGATTGGCTTTTTGTCTTCAAGAACAAGGTCACGGGGGAATACACCGAGATTTGGAATGACAATGAAGCGGTCGAACAGTTTATGACCCAAGAACCCCTGTTGGCAGGGTTCAACAATAAGCACTATGACCAATTCATTCTGAAAGCGGTTCTCTCTGGCTTTACGCCGGAGGAAATCAAGGCAGTCAACGATTTTATCATCGTTGGTGGTCACGAGGGCTGGGAGTACGCCCCTCTCCGTGACTGCGGGATTTTCTTCGACCAATACGACCTGATGGACGATTGCCAGATGGGTTTGTCCCTGAAAGCAATCGAAGCGCACCTCGGAATGGACATTCGTGAAACCACTGTTCCGTTCAACATCGACCGCCCTCTGACTGAGGACGAGAAGCGAGAGGTCGAGTTCTACTGTCGCCATGATGTTGACGCAACCGATAGGCTGGACGATCTTCGTCAAGGCTACCTGTCCAGTAAGCTCACGCTGGGTCGTGAAAAGGGGCTGTATCCTGCAAAAGCCCTCTACATGACTAACGCCAAGCTGACCGCTGCTTACCTTGACGCAGAGCAGAAACCGCACTATGACGAGCGGGAATACCAGTATCCGCCGAAGCTGCTTCGTCAGTACATTCCGCAGGAAGTGTTCGACTTCTTCGAACGGTTGAAGGACAAGAGTATTCCTGACGAAGTGGTGTTCAAGGAAAAGCTCGATCTGATGGTAGGCGGCTGTCCTTGCACCATCGCCTACGGCGGTATTCACGGGGCTATCCCGTGTTACCGAGAGGAAGCCACGAAAACCCGCTCTATCCGCAACAAAGATGTTGCAAGCTACTACCCGCACCAGATGACCTTGAACGGTTATTGTAGCCGAAATATTCCCTCCCCCGATGTGTATGCCGCCACCATTGAGCGGCGTGTTAAGGCAAAGAGGGCTGGCGATAAGGCTACGGCAAACGCTTTGAAGCTGGTGCTGAACACCACCTACGGCGCTATGCTGAACCGCTACAACGACCTGTATGACCCGCTCATGGGGCGTTCGGTCTGTATCTCAGGCCAGTTGCAGTTGCTCGAAATGGCGGAACATCTTGTTCAGGACTGCCCCACCTTGAAGATCATTCAGCTCAACACCGATGGTATCATGGTCAGCCTTGATGACTGCGATGTTCCCGTGTATCAGGAAATCACGCAGGAGTGGCAGGACAGAACTGGTTTTGAGTTGGAGGAAGACCTTATCAAGATGATCTGTCAGAAAGATGTGAACAATTATGTCGAGGTTCCCTTCGAGGGCGACCCCAAAATCAAGGGTGGTGTTCTCGTTCGTGGGATTGCCCCGGCAGGAGCGTTCAACATCAACAATAACGCCTGCGTGGTTGCTAAGGCCGTCAAGGATTATCTGGCCTACGGCATCCCGGTCGAAGATACCATCATGAGCTGCGACCGCCTGCTGGACTTCCAGTTGGTCGCTAAAGCCGGGAGCAAATACGGTGACGCTCTCCATGAAGTAGACGGTCAGATGGAGGTCGTACAGAAGGTCAACCGAGTTTACGCTACGGAAGACCATCGGTGCGGAACCCTCTACAAAATCCACCTCGGCACTGGCAATCCCGTCAAGATTGCCGGACTCCCTGCAAAATGTGTCGTGGACAACGACAATCACCTGACGATTGATGTGGTTGACCGTGACTGGTATATCCGGCTGGCACGGCGTTATGTCCGAGATTTCCTCGGAGAGAAGCCGCCCAAGCGAAATACCCGCAGAGTTAATTCCATCAAGAAAAAATTATTAGAAATGTTGGAGGTATAAATATGGCTACTACCAAGAAAGCCGCTGAGACTGCGGCGGTGGATTATTCCACCATGAATGTATTCCAGAAGTTGCAGCTTGCCCGTGTGCGCTTCCTCGAAGCTGGCGTGGATAAGAGCGGCAAGCACATGAAGCTCGAATATAAGTATTTCGAGCTGGCGGACATTGTTCCCAAGGCCGAGCAGATTTTCCTTGAAATCGGTCTGATGATGGTTCCGTCCATGTACAGCGACAAGGCGACCGCTCGTGTCTACAATGTCAATGACCGTGAGGACTTCATTGATTTTGTTGCACCGTACACCCCCATCGCCCCCATCGTGTCCAACGCTGGTAATCAGGTCACAAACGAAATGCAGGCGACCGGCAGCTCCATCACCTACATTCGCCGCTACCTGTGGCAGCTCGTTTTGGACATTGTGGAGCATGACAGTATCGACAGCGGTGAGTTTGACACAACCCCCGCCCCCGCTCCCGCCGTCACCAAGAAGCCCCCTGTGACCACTGAACAGCGTCAGGAGATCAAGAAGGAACTGACCGGCGCTCCTGCTGGTGCTGCCACTGAGGAACAGGTCGGTACGCTGAAAAGCCTGCTGAAAAAGCTCATGGATATTGACACAGAGCAGGAACAGTTCGTGCAGACCATCGCCATGAAGACCGAAGGTTTCTCCAAGATCGAAGCCGACAAGTGTGACGCTCTGATCGAGGGCGTAAACAATATGCTGGCTGGCTACGAAATGAAAACGGCGAAGGAGGGCTAAGGCATGATTGAAATTGATTGCCGTAAGTGCGTCAATGCAGACTTGGAAGCGGATTGCTGTAAGCTCTACGGTAACAACCCTGATACTGCCGTTCGGGAATGTGCCGCTGACGAATTTGTGAATTATAAGGAGGTAAACAAAAATGGAATGGCTTGACGGCAACAAAATCCAGATTATCCCTCCCAAGCGTCCGAAGAAGCTGACCGGCACTCGCTTTGCTACTATCCTCGGTCTGAACCCGTGGTCTACGCCGTTCGAGATTTGGTGTGAAGTGACCCGTACCTATCAGAAGCCGTTCGAGGACACCATCTACACCATCGCTGGTAAGACCATCGAACCTAAGCAGGCCGAGTACATGAAGCAGACCTACTTCATGAGCAATCTGGTCACGCCGACCGATCTGTGGGGTAAGGACTACTTCAATAAGACCTACGGCGACTTCTTCAAGGAAAGCCCCATTCTCGGTGGTATGTGGGACTACTTGCTCTACGGCAAAGATGGTAAGCCCACCACCGTCCTTGAAATGAAGACCTCCAAGCGTGTCGAGGACTGGAAGGACGATATTCCTGAGTATTACGCTTTGCAGGCGGCGTTGTACGCCTACCTTCTCGGTGTGGACGATGTTATCATGGTCGCTTCCTTCCTCGAACCCAAGGACTACGATGTCCCTGAGAAGTTCGTGTGCAGCGGTGAGAACACCATCACCCGTCCCTTCAAGGTGTCCGAGCGGTATCCCGACTTCGAGAAGAAGTATGTGAAGCCTGCCCTGAAATGGTGGAAGGACTTCGTTGAGAGTGGCATTTCTCCCGCCTTTGACGAGCGCAAGGACGCTGAAATCCTGAAAACCCTCCGCACCAACAACCTGTCCCCCGAAACCGACATGGCGGCGCTGGTCAAGGAAGCCGAAGACCTGAAAGACACCATGGAACGGATTTTGGCTCATGAAGGTATCCCGGACATGGAAAAGCGGTACAAGGTTGTGACTGACATGATTAAGAAAGCCGCAATCGCTCAGTTCCGTGACGGTGACAAGAAGGTGTCTATCGCTGGCTCTGCCTATAATTGGGAAGTCAGCCGTACTTCCACCACGAAGATCGACAAGGACGCTATGAAAGCGGACGGTATTCTGGCGAAGTACACGACCACCGAGGACAGCTACCGCATTTCCCCAAAAATCATTAAGGAGGATTGACCTATGAAATTTTCCAAGTTCGTGAAGTCCCTCGCCCTTGATGGCGGCGCTATCTACGAGTATATGGACGAACGCTGGCTTGCTTCCCCGTCCGTACTTATGCTCATTCCCGATGGTATCCGCAGCGTGACCGGTTACAGCAACGAGAAAATGCCTGACGGCATTGGTCGCCTGATTTCTCAGGTCGGTTGCACCGAGTACGCCACGCTGGTCAAGGCGGTCATGCCTGAGCCGGACGGCGCAATCAAGGATTGTGTCCGTATCTTCGCCACGCAGGACAGCACCATGACCCTCCCCGTCACTAACGATGACTGGTCGCTGATCGAGAAGTCTGACTTCTGCGAAATCCTGTATGCTTACGATCTGGACAGCGACAAGAGCGTACCGAAAGCCCTGCTGGTCAAGCAGTACGCCAAGTACCCCGATGATGAAGACCAGTTGGTTGGTATCATCTTCCCCTGCGAGTACACAGAACAGCTCAATTTCTACACCATGAAGGAGGACAAAAACAATGGCTAAAATCGGACTTACCGAGGGTTTTACCCTCATTCCCGAAGGTACTCATGTCTTTCAGATTACCGATGTGAAGTACAAGGAAGACTTCGGCAAGCTGGAAATCTATATGCAGACGCAGAACGGCAGTAAGCACATCGAGCGATTCTCTCTGCTGAAATCCGATGGCTCTCCCAACGAGGGTGCATACAACGCTTTCAGCTACTTCGCCAAGACTGCCCTCGGCAATTTCGACCTGACCGAGATCGACCACACTGACCTGATTGGTCACTTCATCGAGTGCGATATTGAACATGATGTTCAGGAGAACAAGAAGAAGCCCGGACAGAGCATTACCTTCGTCCGTTTGGCTGATAAGCGCCCCTCTGAGGGCTGGGGTGGCTCTGGCAATACGGTTGCTACCCCAACCGCTAAAACCGCTCCTGCGGCTTCTCAGGCCGCTCCTAAGACCCCGATGGATTTGGCAGCTCTCCTTGGCTGATATCGAGTGCGAGGGAGGGCTAATTTGAAAGGCTCTCCCTCGCCAATGGTATGTTGAAAACTATGTTGAAAGTGAGGATAAGCTACAATGGCAGAAGCCTATTATTGTTCGCTCTCTAAAGTTCAGCGCCACGCTGAAATCTGCAAGGAGATCAATAGGCTCTATGAGCAGAAGAACCATGACTACGGTGACAGCTTCCACCAGACCTTTGTTGAAGAAGGAATGGCGATGGCTCGTATCCGTTTGGGCGATAAACTCAGCCGCTTCAAGACTCTCTCTCGTGGCTGTGAGCAGAAGGTCAATGACGAGTCTATCCGAGACACCCTGATTGACCTCGCCAACTACGCCATTATGACGGTGCTGGAAATGGAGGTAGCGGAAGATGTTGCAGATTAAAACCATTCGGAACCGTCTGGACAATCCCACCCTCTTTGACGATGAAGTAAATGCGGCTCTGCGTGATGGGTGGACTCTGAAAAAGAGAACCGTTCTGCGGCCTATCGGCCAGTCCGAGTCCGTCTATATGCACACGATGTTGTATGCAGAGTTGGAGAAGGAGGTCGCTGACGATGACGCTGAATGATTATCAGAAAGCTGCCGAGCGGACCTCCGGCAACCTGACTTCATGGGATAAGGTTCGCAACGGCTGTTACGGTCTGAACGGTGAAGCTGGAGAGTGCATTGACATTCTGAAAAAGACCGAGTTTCAGGGTCATGCTTTCGACCCGATGAAGATGGTTGACGAGCTGGGCGATGTTCTCTGGTATGTCGCACAGTTGGCGACCGGCTTGGGTGTGACCCTCGAATATGTGGCACAGCACAATGTCGATAAGCTGCTGGCTCGTTACCCTGACGGGTTCGACAGCGAAAAGAGTATTCACAGAAAGGAGTACGAAAATGCCTGACTGCTTCTCAAAGTCCGAAGTGACTGATTTTCTGAACTTCATGAAGCTGCCTGACGGAACCTCTGTTGTTTCTGATGACCTGATGGAGTACCTGATGGCCTACGGCTTCTTCACCGCCCCTGCTTCCACCAAGTACCACGGCAATTATGAGGGCGGTCTTCTGGAACACTCCTACATGGTCACGAAGTACCTCCTGACGCTCACTCAGGACAATCACCTAATCTGGCGTAAGTCCCGTTCTCCCTACATCGTAGGTATGTTCCATGATCTGTGCAAGATCGACCAGTACCGTCACCCGGTAGCAGGTCACTTTGAAGAATTTAATGGTGGGCGTACACCAATCTATGACGAACGGGCGTGGGAGTACAACCCTGACACCCTTCTGAAAGGTCACGGCGATAAGTCCGTCATGCTTCTCTCTCAGTTCTACACACTGACTGATGAAGAAATCATGTGTATCCGCTATCACATGGGCGCTTTCACTGACAAGTCAGAGTGGAATGACTACACCCGTGCTGTTCGCAACTACCCGAATGTGCTGTGGACACACCAAGCCGATATGCTGGCAAGCCATGTTGCGGGGGTGTGAAGTATGTATATTCCAACAGTTTCTTTCGATTTCGATGGCGTAATTCATTCCTACCGAAGCGGGTGGAAGGGTGCTGCCGTTATCCCTGACCCTCCCGTAGAAGGGATTAAAGAGGTCATTGAACGACTCATAAGCGATGGTTTATGTGTAGTCATCTGTTCTTCTCGTGCGGAGTCCTT